GGTTGATCAACAACAAGCCTACGCATCATCTTAATACCGTCTTCAAATTTTTGACTATGTAAGGACGCACTCTGTTCATTAGATCTAAACATCATCATGTACATCATAGCACCGTCAATAATAACGTGCTTAAAACGATCAGGTATTAATGTTGTATCATCATAAGTTACAAGATCTGCAGGGTACTTCCAGTATCTATATTCTACTACATAGGCTGCATTTGGAATAGGCGTAACGCCAAACTTTGTATCTTGTGTCATGTATACATAGCGAGGGCTAGTTCTCCCACCCTCACCACTAGTATCTTCTATAGCTCTGTAATTTGAAAGATATTGATCATACGTAATTAATTCTAGTTTTTGTGGTGTATTGTTTTCTGAAGTAAGTTGTTTAATATAAAATGTATCCCAGTCGGCTTTAGAATAGTCGGCAGGAAAAGAATAAGTATTAGTGCCAGCAGCTAGTGTATGTTCGTATGTTACCAAAGTAAAAGGCCACTCTTGAGCATCCTGAAGCATCTGACGGATAGATGAGTTAATGGAATCCTTAGCCAGTGCCTGAACGTTCTTAACGTTAGGAAAGTCTGCTTGGTCAATTTGAACTTCATTCAATCGACGTAAGAGTTCGTTAGTTAGACTGAGGAAAGTACTCATTGTTATAACCTTTTAGCAGGTGTAAAGTATAGTCTAGCAGAAAGTGTAGCATCAAAATTATGTGAAGAAGTATGTCTAAATAATAAGACCTTATCACCTGCATGTAAAAACAAAGGTCCGCCACCAATAAACTGAGTATGGTTATTACCTGCTATAGACTCTTCACCTACTAGCATGTGGTAAGTGTTGTCATCTGCATGGTATACTTGTATTCCGATATTAGATGTTGAACTATCTTCATTAGCTACCATAAGAAAAACTATTTCAGCTTCGTGACTTTCAGGGCAAGTAAACAATACAGTAGCATTATTAGGATTACTAGTGGTACTAGCAGAGTTACCTGTAACCGTAGCAAACTTGCTTGCTGTCCTGAAGTTAATACCTGCCATTATTTAACTCCTAGATAGCCTAAAGGGGCCACTCGAAAGCAGCCCCTAAAGTTAAAGTATTTATGCGAGCAGATCACGATCTACTTCAGCGGCTGCTCCTGTAGCACCCATTGGGGCATATACTACAAAGAACTTATATGAACCTGCTGAAGGGGCGTTAGAACCCGCAAGCAGTGCAGTGATTGTTGTATCTGCAGTGGTAACATTTGTGATGCCATTTACTGTAGTAGTAGTAGCACCCAAAGTCTTTGCACCATTGATGTCTGCAGTTCCTAGCATATCGGTGTCACCACCTGTTACGCCATATGAAACCGCATTAGCACCACCAACAGTAGCTGCTGCAGTACACTCAGAACCAGCAGCAAGAACTACGCAGTTGCGTGGTACTGTGCCAATATCATGAGTTGAGCTAGTGGTCAAGTCACCGTGAGCAATCACGGCTGTCTCGATACGAACTGGAGATTGTAAAGCCATTTTCAGTTCCCCCTTAAGCTGCGTTATATTTGGCAGTTACAAGACCTTCAGGACGAAGAATCTTCCTACCATATAGATGCATACCACGAACAATGTCAGCGAAGCTGTCAGGGTCACGATACGTTTCAGTCTTGTTGATTTGCTCAGCAGTTGCTACAGCAGAATCATGACCAGCAACTAGTACACCATAGTTAGTGTTCTGGTTAGCTGAACCAGTTGTACCCGGTCCTGTACCCACTTTAGGTAGGTTTGAAGATGTGTACACACGGAAGCCATGAAAGTTGTTCAAGACCAAGCCATTGCGAAGACCACCTGATTCACCATAATCTGAGTTCATGAGGCGGCTGTCCTCGTCACGCAAGATTTCCATGAATACCGGGTCAACTACCAGCCAGCGCCCTTGAGTATCAACTTGTTGTTGATCCAACAAACGTGCCATACGAGCTACAACCATTGCTGGTGAAGCTGTTGCAGTTGGGAGTGCAGTAGCGCCTGGCAAACGTGCAGCTAGTGGGATCGAATGATCGCCAGCAGAAGCCGTTGAAATGTTACCAAAGTCACTCTTTTTCAGTTTCATGCTTGATAGCAATTCATCTGAACCTGCAGTAGTTACAGCTTTAGAACCATTAACTTGGTCATTTACTGTATCGGCTTGTGCGTGTAATGCTGACTGTTTGAAGCCTGACAAGTAGCCAAGTACTTCTTGGTCATACTGATCAGCTAAACGATAAGCTGCACGATCTGTTGCAAGCTGCATGAAATTGACGTGGGAGTGGGCTTCTTCGATATCGTCCATTTTAAAAGCAAAATAGTTAGCTTTATCAACGACTAACGAGAAATCCTCATCGTCAAGATCTTGTGCTGAAACCTGTGTGCCACGAGCATAGCTGCTCACAGAAATCTCAGGTTCTTTAATAATTTTGACTGTATCACCTTGTGCAGCGATCTCACCAAAATAATCAGAGTTCGTAATATCTCCACATACGGTAGATTTACGGAAAGCAAGTTGTACCTGCTTTGAGTAGATTACTGGGCTAAAATTGCCGTTTGGCAAATTCCCGTAACCACCTGCTGTTGTAAAAGCCATGTTAATATCCTCCATAGATGTTTGGCTTATGATTAAGTAAGCATAAACACTGTGTAAGAGGCTGTTCTTTCTAGGGTGCGATTTGTTCCTCAGTTGGCCTACGTTGGAACTATCGGGCCTGTACTTGATCAGGTAAGTCTTATCTTAGTAGTTTTGGCTCAGTTGTAGTAGGAATACAAAGGTAGCTAATTTAATAGGGCTTTATATTCCTTTAGTTAACATACATAGTTATATCACATATCTATGCATTGTCAATAGCTTTTTAACGTGCACCCCCAGAAATATCATAAATAAATTTACCACTACGGATAGCTTCCATGATAGCATCTGAGTTTGCTTCGTATTCATGCGTAGACATCTTCTGCACTTGTGACTCACGAATATGTCCTGCTGGGTTATCGTTATCTGGTTTAGTTGTACGCTTAGTTACAACTGCAGAGGCTGCATCTTTAGTCTTACGCCGCTTACCTTTAACGTCCATTCCGTTATCAACCTTATATAGATCAATAACTCGTATAACTGATTTAGGGTCATCTTGGTTCTCATATAGAGCGTCCTGTACCCACTTAGGTTGTTCACCAGCCCAGTCATGAAATGCATCACTACCACGTAGATCATCAAAGTCTGTGTGCATAGTGCGGATCTCATTCTCAGCTTTAGTGCGCTGGGCATCAGCATTCATCTTATCAATCTGCTGTAGGCGCTCATCAGCGTGGCTGAACTTCTCTTGAGCTTTCTTCTCAGCGATTGTTTCTACTATGCCAGCAATCTCAGGATACTTCTTAGCCCACGCATCAATACTCTCGTCACTCGTAGGTGGACGCACAGTACCGTTCTCTTGCGCTTTACCTAGCTGCTCTTTGATAGTCTTTAATTCTTCAGCTTGCTTGTTAAGGTGATTACGTAAGTCGCTGTAGCGTTTCTTATAAGTACGCTCCTCACCACTTAAATTTTCTTCTTGTGCTTCAGCTTCAGAGTTGGCTTCTTTTTGTTGGGAACTACCCTCTGTTTGTACTTGGGTTGACGCAGATCCCTCGCCATTGGATTCCTGTTGCCCATCTGGTCCTGCTTCCATCAAAGCTTTTAGTTCAGCTTCATCTTGTTCTATTCGTTTCTTGTTAGCCCGTGATCCACCTTTAGGCTGTACAAATCCTGCATTCTTAGGTGTCTCCACCGCTGTTAGTTCTGGCATAGTTTTAGTCCTTTTATGTTGGGGCCAGCATTACTGCCGGGTAGCCTTATTATATTTTAGTAATCTTTCTAAACTTACCTACTGTGAAAACTAAAGGTTCTAGTATAGATCTATATATACGACCTAAAGTATCCCTTTTCTTGTTTTGCATTTGTGCTCTAAGATCTGCAGTACGGTGACGGGCTATATGTTCTAGTGATTTACGTACAAACTTATTATTTTTATTGTACGCTAAATCAACTAAAGGTAAGAACAACGTATGATAACCTACTTCATGCTCTTTTGTCAAGTGGTCTTTAGAGTATGATAGCCAAATAGCTTGGCGATAAGAACCAAACCCATAAGAGTTATTCATGGCTGTACAAACAATCTTATCGTCACCAGAAGAGTCGCTACCACTATCATCATTATCATCATTAGCGGCCATTCTTTGTGTAGCTTGTTCTTGTGCAGTAGGCATTCTATATACACCCGGAGATGTTTCTACCATAGAGTAGCCTTTAGGGTCTTTCATATAGCCTGGATCAGTAGGTCTAGATTTAGGTCTAGGTGATGTTGTAGGCGCAGCACTTCCTGTTCTAGTTGCTGTACCTGTTTTCTCTAGCGTTTCTTTAAACCTTTTATCTTCTGCTTCTTTAGCTTTTCTAGCCGCTTCTTCTTTAGCTTTCTTGTCTGCTGCTGCTTTAGCCGCTTCTGCCTCTTTAGCTGCTTTAGCCGCCGCTGCCTGTTTATCCTTAAGCTCCTGCTCTAGCCTTATAGCCTCTGCTAAATCTGCAGCCTCTTTTAGTTTTCTTGCAGCTTCTTCCGCTTCAAGTCTAGCTTTTTCGGCTTCTATAGCTGCAACTCTGGCATTCTCATCCTCAACAGTTTTTGTAATAGCCGCAGTTTTTTCTAAGATACCACTAGAAGTATCATCGTAATATACCTTACCATCTCTTAAAAATTCACCTAATCTTCTACTGGGTGGTGCATAAGCATCGTCCATATACGAGCCATCTGTAGATCCATACTGTGCCAACATTCTTGCATCTAATGCCTCTTGCGTTGCCATTCCAGATTCTTCTAAGTCACCTTTAGTACCCAATATACGATCCAGTATAGTGTCTTCATCTTTAAACCCTGAAAAAGGATTTGCAACACTTACAGCATAGCCTGACTTATTTAAAGCTGAGCCTGTAAGATATCTAGTTATATCAGCATTAGCTCTATCTTCAGCAGAAGCATCTTCAGATTGGTATATACTCACAGCCTTTTCGTGAGCTTCTTCTGCTTGTTTTACTTTTGATTTCTTAGCTAATGTAGTTAATCCTAGTGCGCCAACAGGTCCACCAATCAAACCACCTACAGCAGACAATATACCATTTTCTATTAACCCTAGACTTAAAGGGTCTTTACCTTTATTGATACTATCTCGCATATCTAAATTGTATGCGTTGTAATCTTTAGTAGTCCAGTCATCTACAGGTGTATTGCGCCACGTCTGCTCTTCTTCTGGAACACCCGCTATTACAGCTTTATCATCATCACCATCGTCATCTCTAGTTTGTTCTTCTGCAACCTGTTCCTGTTCTTCTACAGCAGTAGCACCCTTCTCACGAAAGCCCTCAGGTATACGACTAAGAGGCTTACCGTTAAAGAAGTATATACGTATCTCTTGTTCTGTTTCGGGGTTAATAAAAATCTTAAACTCAAAGCCACCAAAGGTAGCACCCGTACCACCGTACTGACCATAGCCGCCACCAACAGGAGGTGGTACGTCTACGTCTTCGCCCGGAATAGCTCCACCCTCATCATAGCCATCTTTAACTGCTTCTGTATCAGATTCACTCTTAGGTGGCATAGGCTCTTCACCTGCCTTAATACGATCCCAGCCTTGCTCTGCTGCACCTAGTAGCTCATTAAAGAAGTCTTCCCCAAAGTAACGCAGTGTGTATGCAGGGATAACAAACTCATTAGGACTTACGTTAACTGTAATGTCATCACGTACCTCAGAAGGTAAAGCACCTACAGGAGCAGTGTTACCACTTACAGGGTCTACTTGTTCTTTAAGCAGCATGTCGTTCATTTCTTTATCTGTTTGGTCCATTCACTTCATCCCTTAAATAAGCTAACTTACGCAATGCTGCAATCTCACCTTGAATACGATAAACGCCTTCAATAGTACTCTCTTGTTCTAACCTGCGCTGGGCAGAGCTTATCTTGACATCTAGTACCTCTACGAAAGAATCCCATAGAGGCTTATCGTTCACAAACTTCTTAATGCTCATGTACCAGTGAACCCTTGCTCACCCGGCACTGGCGCTGTACCTGTACCAATGTTACCACCACCTGCACCTGTAGTATCGCTGACAGCTACTCCAGCTTGCTCAGGAGCGGCTCCCGGTGCGCTGGGCTGGGGTGGCCCCTGAACTGCACCTTCTGGCCCTACAGGAGCCTCTGGAGGCTGTGTGAACTTCTTGAGGATCTCAGCCTGAATAGCTGCATCACTCAGCGAGTTCGTTACCTTGTCAGGATCAAGGTCCATAGACTTGGCAATCTCACGAATGATGTAGTCACTCTTGACGAAGGGCATGAGGGCAGGATTAGATGCTACACCCATGAACTGCATCAAGCGCTGCGAGCGTACCTCGTTAGCCATCAAGCTCTCTGTGCCTGACGCCTTAACGTCTAAGTCACCCTTGATGTCTGTGTCAAAGTCGAACTGCATGTTGAACGCAAAGAATGCACGACCCATAGGGCCAATCAGATAATCATCAACATTCTTAACAACATTTCGTATGCTACCATTAGCTGCAGACATAAGCATAGAGATGCCAGAAGCAGTTCTCCCCACTCCGCTGACACCTGTTTGACCATGTGCGAAACTTGGGAAGCCTGTGCTTTCATCTGCTAAAACCCTAGCCTTATCAAAGAGTTGCATGTTTTCTTGGGCTACATTAGGGAACTTAGTTCCAAAAATGCCTTGACCTGGAGCACCCCCCTGTCTACGGAACACCTTGCCAGGATACACACTTAAGTCCTGCCCCGGCACTAAATTGGTTTCATCGACCTCAATGATTAAGTTTCCACTCAACGCAGAGTTGTCTATCGCCATCCTCATAAAGCCATTCATAAGCGTCTGGGTGTCATCCATATTCTCAGCAATACCTACACCAAAGAAGCTGTATGGATTCAACTCATACGGTACTGCATAGTAAGGAATGCGTGTAGGCTTGAATGGGTTAAGTACAAGGCGTAGTACTTTGTCGTTACAAATCCAAGCGTTGACATTTAATTGCTCAGAGTCTTTAAGTTCACGAGGTATAGTTACACCGTTCTCTTCTAGGATCTCTGTATCTACGTAACCCCAAAACTCTAGTACTTCATAACGTTCAGGTGCGTTAGTCATAGAAGACTCATCTTCCATGTCCTGTTCCCAGTACTTCTTCTCGTATGACTCGCCTAAACGAATAGCGTCATCAATAGATTCATTACGGAAGAACGGACGTGACTTCAAGCTACGCATCTGTGAGCGTGTCATACGGTGACGCTCTACTACATACTCAGCCTCATCCATGTTGTACGCATCAGGGTCAGGATAAAAGTTCCATATAGATACATGACTAGTAGAGGGTACAGTCTTAATCAGTGGATCGTAGTCACCCTCTTCATTCCAGTTAGGATACTCTTTATCTACAGCAAACGGGCCTTTCATAATACCCGTACCAAACAGAGCCATCTCAAATGCTGTGTGGCGTAGCTGCTTGTTAGCTCCACTCTCTTCTAGCTGATCGTGGATCTTCTTTTCCATCTTCTTAGCTGCAACCATAGCTGGATGGAAAGTTACAGTGTCTTGTGTAGTTCCTGCACCCTCAATAACTTTATCGCCCAGCGCAGCTAGTCTATCCTCTAGTGGACCTAAGCGCTTCATACGGTCAAACATAGTCTCACCGGGCTTAAGCTTTTCATCAGGGTCAAACAAAAAAGAAACCTTAGGCTTTTCACCGAAGGCTTCCGACAACGCCTGTTGTCCTTGTTCTGCATTAGGGTTAATACTAATATGTACCGACTCAGCTACACCATCAGGTAGCATCGTAGGGTTAACTGTAAGAGGAAAGCGTGAGCTACCAAAGAGTACGTCTACGATCTGACCATATGCAGCTAACGTTTTTGTTTTAGTTACTTTAACGAATACACGAGACTTCTCAGTTTCAGTGAACTGTACATCTGATCCATAGATACCACGATAGTTTCTATAAGAACGTAACCATCTAGTTTCATCGTTCTGTCTAGCGTCTTCTGCTCGCTTAAAGCGCTCATTGATATAACCTACAACACTAGAAGCGTCTAGCTCATCACCATCTTGAATTACAGATACATCATCCGTTTCAAACAGTTCGCCTTGATCGTTTTCGTCTATAGCCATGCTTAATATCCAAATGTTGAATCAGAAGCCTGAAAGCCGCTGCGTTGTGTTGATGGGTTGAAATCCCATAAAGAACTTCTAGGTCTAGTCATTATACCATATCTAATTGCATCATACAAGTGGTCTTCTGCATTAGTATCTACATCCTCGTGGTTTTTCTTATCTAGAGGTATGCTAGGTAACTGAGCTATTGTGTTGGTGCAAGTAGAAAAGAAAACGAGTCTTGGCTCCTCAGTGAACTCATCTACTTGCAAACGGCGGTGAAGCTCGTTCTTACCTGCCACCCGTGAGCCTCGTGATCTATCAGAAGGACGCCACCGACAACCCTTCTGGTTCATCTGCTCTGCCAAAGACGGGCCGCTGTCTCCTCGCTTATGCCACAGGGAGCTATCTAACACACCGTATCTTATAGGTCCATCCTCATGTTCAGTTTCTAAAATCATGTCAGCTAGATCAGTAGCTGTAACCTTAGAACAATAGAGTTCTCTATATATAACGAGTTGTTCAGAGGGAGATACAGCAAACCAGACAACTCCTGTAAAGCTCCCATAGCCGTAGTCGCAAGCTCTAAACTTAGTCCAGCTTCTTGGAATAGAATAAGGCTCAACTACATGTATCTTTCTATTGAACTCAGGGAAGGCAGCACCTTCGTTAATATCCCAGTTACCCTCAAGTAACTGCTTACGTTGGTGTTCAGGTAGCGATAGAAGCATTGCTTCGTAGTCACCACTATCCGCTAAGTACGGGTTATCAAATAGACTGGCAGGTATGAACCTTCGTTTAAACAGGGGTTGTCCAGCTTTACTATGCCCTGATGGGAACTTCAATACCTCACCAGTCTCTATGTCCGTTGCCCAGAACGCTTTATTTGGCTCTGATGGGTCAATGAACATTTTCTTTACCCAAGCATGTCCAACACCGCCAGGGTTCGTTGTGGCTCGCATATACAAACCTAAGTCCTTGTTTGCACTACGTAATCTTGACCTCATGTAGTTCCAAGCGAAGGGTGACTGCCACTGAGTCAGTTCGTCAAACGCTACATAGTTAAACGCCTGTCCTTGATAGCGCATAACGTCTGTATCTCTATCCAAGTACGACATCCATAATGTGCCGCCTCTTGGTGTAGTCCACTGGCTCTTACGCTCAGACCACTTAATGCCCGGTATAGCTTTAGGGTATAACTCTTGGCTCTTCTGTATAAGCTCCCTGAGTTCCTCAGTAGTGTGACGTACAAGTAGACCACTGAAGTCTGGGTTATTCATATTACGTAGAGGGTCAGCTAGTGTAGCGTAACTCTTACCGCCACCCGCTGCTCCACCATATAGTACCTCACGTTCACCTGAAGCTAAGTATTCTGTCTGTGGACCGGGGTTAGGCTGGAAGACTACGTTCTGTGCAGTAGGAATGTCGTACTCTGGTGGCTTAGCTACCGCTGGTATAACGTCTGGCTTACTGGGTTTCTTCTCTGCTGTAGTAGCCGACTCTTTCTTTTTCGAGGATTTCGATTTGACGTAACGTCTTTTCGAGCCGCTTGGCAAAGTTGCGTTTGATTGCAGTAAGTCTTTTTCGTTTGCTTTCGACATCTATTCTCTTCTTCAACCCCATGTGAGAGATCTCTCTCCCAGACTGTGTAGTTAACCAAGCAGCTACTTTACGGTAACTATAACTCTTCAGATGTTTTTTTGCAAGCTCTAATAATTCTAATTCTTTAGGTATAGGTAAAAGCCATTCCTCATCCTCTGGATCTACTTCGTAACCGAAAGGTATGTACGGGCTAGATCTAGGTATTCTCTCCCACACCTTAACTTTCAGTGGAGCCTTAGGTAGCATCCAGTACTGAAACGGTAGAGATCTTTCTTTAATTGTAACTCTACTGTTCGTCATCACTATTCTTAGGTGGCAAGATAAACAAACCACCACTTGACTCTACAGCTACCTTCTCAGTCTTAACTAACCCAGCACGATCTAAGATCTGACCTGCAGCCATCATCTTTTCTTTAATGCCTAGCTGGGTAGGATCGTCCAAAGCACTGGCATATGCAACTGCAGCCTTAGGACCAACTCTTGACATATACGTTTTAGTTGCATCAAATATCTCATCCTTCAGTGAATCTACAATAGCTGTAGTAGAAGAGTTCTCTTTGTACCCTGCTAGTACCTTAGCACGTACTACATCACCGCCAGCCTCTTCAAAGAGAACCTCTAGGAACCTACGTTGATTGTCTGTAAGATTACGTGCCATACTATTTAATCTTTCTATGAGGTTTTACTTTGGCTCTAACTTTCTTAGGTTGAGCCACATGCTGCTTACCCTTAGCAGTGCCTTTTCGTTTTGCTCGTGTGGTAGCGGCATACTCAGAAGAACTAAGAGACTTAATAGCCTTCTCAGGTAAGTATCTCTCCCCTGTAGCTTTCGGGCCTTGCGTCGATGGCTTACCACTCTTGGTTCTCCACTTCTGCTTACCCCAAGACTTCAAGCTCTTCTGAGATTTAGCCAGCGCCATCTAGCAGCACTCACATCCGCAATTACACTTACGATTAAGTACAGCACGAATAAGACGCATTACGTACCCTCTTACTTTAGAGATAATCATCTTTAACTTAGTAATCATTTGTAGCCCCCACCTTTTGCCTTATATTGCTTTGCGACCATTTGAGCTTTCCGGGCGCTCCATTGTCCGGGCTTTCCACCTTTCCCGCCAGCTTTGACGGAAGCAACGAGGCGCTTACGCATACTAGGCTTAGTATAATTACCCGCTGCATTAACCGTAGACTTTTTGCCTGATTTCGCCACGACTGATCCCCATGTCATGCAGTTCTTTGTCACTCAGATTCATAAGAATCCAGTAGTCTGCTCTGCGTTGTTGGTTCTCTTGGAACCGCTTTAGTAAGTTCTTAAACATGTGCACTACTCCTTTTTGCTTATGTGCATGGAGTAGTTATACATATTTTATGTTAGCGTACTACAGACAATACTGCAATCCCGCTATGCACTTAACTCATTTCTTTGCTGTACCTGACTGCGTAGCTTTCATAGATGCACCACAGTTAGAGTAACCTGTCTTGCCACCCTTAGCCATACCCATAGCAGAAGGTGTACCTCTAGCTGACATCATGCCTTGAGGTGCACGACTAGCTGATGGACGGTAGCGGCTCTGTTCGCCTTCCATAGGCGTTGTAGGTCCACCCATAGCGTAACCTTTTTTCTTAGTCTTACCACCGTCTTTCATGTAGCCCATCTTATTACGTACAGACTTAGGTAGCTTCTTTAGACCAGCCTCTTTAGCGTCAGGCTTCTTTAAAGCCCCACCCATAGCGTAGCCTTTTGCTTTCTTCATAGGTGTACCTGTCTTCTTAGCTTCAGCCTTAGCTGCTGCCTTACCTTTAGCTGTGTAAGGGAACTCTTTCTTTCCGACCATTGGCATAGTGTAAATCTCCTGTGTGTCTATGCAATTATAAAGTTAACTATCTGACCGTCAGGCTTACGTAACTTATTAGGGTCAGGGTTATATGCGTACATCTGATTAACTAACTTCAAGTCCTCTACAGGTGTATCGGGTGTGACTAAGTTAGGTTGTTCTAATTTGTACTCTTCATTATTCCTACTAGACCTATCCTTATCAGCCTTCTCAAACACAATGTTATCGTGTGTCTGAAAAGGAAAGCTAGGTAACGGAAAGTGCGATATAAGAGTCACCACTTCACCTTGTCTGCCCAGTATGCTGCGCTAGTCTTTCCTTTAGAAATATTCTTAGCATGGCGAGCCTTAAAAGACTTCTTACGTGCTTTCTCTCCTGCTGACTTAGGGTTTTTCCCGGCACCGCTAACTCCCTGCTGACCAAATCGAATAGTCTTAATAGTGTCACCCTGCTTAGCTACAACTACGTGCGACTTCTTAGGGTGTCCAGGTGTACGCTTAGGCTTGTTGAAGCCACTAACACCTGCACGTTTTAGTCTAGGATCTTTAGCCATACTATCATTTACCTTTAGTGTATGCTTCCTTGCCGTAGAAGGCCGCTACTATAGCTGCAACAGATACAAAATACGTAGGAGCCATGCTACCTAATGTCTTACCTGCCTGTTCTAACTCTATAAGCGAAGCTAATAAGATAGCAAACGGATATAAGAGCATACCAAACAAAGCAAACCACGCCATGTTGCGCTGGGCGTCCTCTTTCTTGTCCTCATTCTCAAAGCGTACCTTACGCTCGAAGAGTTCAATCTCTTTGTCAGTTACTACACCATCACCATCTAAGTCAGCTTCAGCCCACAACGAGTTATCTTCAAGCTGCTTAGTCATGATAAGTAGTTATTCCCCGTAGCCACGCTCCCTGTCAGGATCTAGGACTTCATAGCGTGTTAAGTGGCCCTCTAAATACATAGCACGTTCAACGTGATCTAATGTGTACCACTCCCCTGTACGACTATGAATAGCTTCACGGACATAAAAGACATCACTCTTAGGAATGTGTACTTTCTGCATAGCACGAGAGTTGTTAGAAGCTAACGCAGAGTAGAAGTCCTCTAATACACGTTCACTTGCACATAGTTGTACGGGTTTTGTAGGCATTGTCAAGCCTTAAGTTAACATTTGAGTGAAAAAGTGCTATAACTACAGAGTTTACTACAAGAGGAGACGAGGAGACAGGGTTGTAGCAACTTGTAGCTATAGCACAGGTGTGAGTAGTTGTTATTATTATTGTTATAACTCACCAAGTACAAGTAGTGTAGTACAAATATAAAGTAGTGTCAAGAGAAATGTTAGTTTTCTATAGTTAAACT